TTAGCAACAGGAAGACCTAAAGGTGCACTGAATCGTTCAACGGAAGAAATGAAATTAACCATATCCCGTGCAGTGAATAATACCCTAAGTTCTATCTCAAAAGATTTAGAGGAGATAAAGAAGAGAAATCCCGAAAGGGCAATGGAACTTGCATTGAGATTATTAGAATACACCCTACCTAAATTAAAATCGGTAGATATAAATGGTTCACTGCAGGTAGACCAAAGGATACAGCAAATCACCATCAACATCAATAAGAAAGAAATCCCTAATGAGTAGAACCGTCAACATAGAAACTACTATTACCTTTGAACATCTTAATGAGTCAAGTAGTAGAGTAGTTCAGTTAATCGGTGGGACCAGAAGTGGAAAAAGCTGGGGAATTACGCAATTTCTTATTGTTAAGGCGTTAGAGGATAGAAAAGATATCTCCATAGTTAGAAAGACAATCCCTTCCTTAAAGCGAACCAACGTCAAAGATTTTAAGACGATAATGTTAGATTTAGGAATATGGGTAGAGGATAGTTGGAATGTTACTGAAAGAGTGTATACATTCTCCAATGGTTCTACTTTCATTTTTGTCAATACTGATGATGCAGATAAACTAAGGGGATTGAAATCAGACCTCCTTTGGTGCGATGAAGCGAGTGAAATATCAGATAGTGCTTACTTTCAATTAGCTATTAGAACCTCAGGTAAGATAATTCTTTCCTACAACCCAACCGTCTCTCCGTTCCATTGGTTAAGGCAAATGGTGGAGTGTGATAGATTCGTTACTACATATAGAGATAATCCCTTCTTGCCCGCTGAAATGGTTAAAGCGATAGAGGAATTGGAAGTGAAGAATGCCAAGCTTTGGAAAATCTATGGATTAGGAGAGTTTGCACCAAACGAAAGGGCAATCTATAAGTTTGATATTGTAGAAACCGGCCAGGGTGAACTTGTGGGTATGGGGTTAGATTTTGGTTATAATGATAAAATGGCGATGGTTAGCATGTGGAAAGATGGTGGTAATTTGTATATTGAAGAGATGGTATATGAATCACAAATGACAATGGGTGATTTGATAAAGAGATTAAAGGATATGGGTATACAAAGGGAAGAGATATGGTGTGATAGTTCAGAACCCCGTAGTATAGAGGAGTTGTATCGTGCAGGATTTAACGCTAAGGCAGTGAAGAAAGGACCAGATAGTATTCGCTTCGGTATTAGTATTCTACAAAACTGGAAACTAAACATTCTTAAAACCTCACAGAACTTAATAAATGAAATCTATGGGTATCAATACGCGGAGGATAGAGGTGGTTATATCACAGATACACCTGAAGGAGGATTAGACCACTTATTAGATGCAATGAGATATGTTGCAATGATGAAACTATCTATTAAATCACAAGCAAAAGGAAACTATGCAATCACAGTTAGATAAACCGAATAGTATGAGTAAAGCAAAATATACTAACGATGACATACGTCAGTTTACTGATGATGATATCAGGCAGTTAAGAGAAGGAGTAAATCATCTATTAGAAATCAATGAGGAACTAAATGCAAAGGTTCTAACAATGGATGCATGGGTAAGAAATGGAGATGCGAAAATTCGTTTACAACAAAAATATATTCAACAATTAGAATGGATGCTTCAATCCAATTCTTCAAACAATTAAATTATGAAACAGACAAAGACACTAATAGTTCCAACACAATGGAAGGACGTATCACTACAATCCTATATCCGTTTACAGGAGGAATTGAAAAATCATATTGGGGATGAGATAGCACAGACACATTGCACCCTATACCACTTATGTGGTTTAGAACCAGATAGTATTAAAGACATATCGGTGCAATCCTATGCGAGATTAAAAGAGAAATTAAGTAAGTTTGAAACTCCAGAAACCCTACCCTTACAAAACTTTATCCACATCGGTGGTGTAGAGTATGGCTTTGAACCGAACCTCTCTCAGATGAGTTATGGTGCGTATGCAGATATTAGCCAATGGGATACGATACAGATAGATACCAATTGGGCAAAGATAATGAGTATCCTATACCGACCGGTAGTTAAGAAGAAGGGAGACCTGTGGGAGATAGAACCCTATAAGGGTGGAGGAGATTGGAAGCCCTTTTTAGAATTGAGTATGGATGTGCAGTGGGGTGTGTGGTTTTTTTTTGTGCATTTACAAATGGACTTGTTAAAAGATACCCTGAAATCTTTGACGGAGATGGAGAGCAATCCCAATATCAAGCGAATTTTGGAAAGAAGTGGAAAAGTTATTCAACAATCGTGGAACTGGCCGGAGGAGATATCGAAAGGATAGATGCCATAGTTCTACAACCCTTAGAGAAATGCCTACTACTCCTCGCGTATAAAGCGGATAAGGGAGTCCTAGAAGGGTTATTACATAAAGAAATAATGAATCGTTCTCGCAATACCTAACTTTTACGAAACTTTGTGTTAAATATAATAAACACAATCTACTATGGGAATTTGGAGCAACTCAAAAAATGGTAATCTAAAGAATTCAGTAAATAGAATGAATAACTCCGGTTATTACTTTGGACCCACTCGTGGCCTTTCATCACCTAAGAACAGTCGTAGAGGTTGCCTTTGTCAAGACAGAGATACTTATCATGTAGATTGTTGTGGTGGTGCCTTAATAGAACAGGGTATTGGTAAAACAGAACAAACACCATTAGGAGCATTCTCAGAAGGATACTCTGAAGGATTTAATGTTGATTCACCACTTACCTAACAAACAGATATAGAATATGCCATTAAGTAAATCACAATTATTAGCTCTTAATCAAACTAACTTTCCGGATAATACACAACAATTAATTAGTCCGGAAGACCTAAGAGATTTTAACGATGAGATGGTTGCCTCAATGCAACTGACTCAATCAATGAGTGCATATGCCGTCCTAAGTGGTGGTAACGCATTCATCGGTTCACAGAGTATAGAAGGTAATGTATCCATAGATAAGAGTTACGCCTTAAATACCAACGGAGTATTTTGGAATAGTAATGTAGTGGGTTATACTAATTTAGAAATAGTAAACTCATCAGTAAGTGGTAATTTAGACCTAGCAGCAAAAAATGGTAGAGTAAGGGTAAGTTCATCTTTAGATATTATCAACGGAACATTCACTGCATCCCTACAAGATGGATTTACTTATGTGGGTAATGGTAGTAATAGAACTATAGCAGTTTCTACTTCATCATTCGCAAGTAATATTAACACAGGTAGTTTAATGGTGACAGGTAGTGTGAGTGGAAACAACTTAACATTTACCAAAGGTGATGCATCAACATTTACTTTAGCAGTAGCAACGGGTAGTGCAATCAATACAGGTAGTTTTGTAACAACTAATACTACTCAAACTATTACAGCAGAAAAAAGCTTTCAAGCCAATGTTGGAATAGAAAGTACTAACTCTATTCAGTTTGGTATATTTGATACTAATAGGATTTTTTCAAGTGGTCAATATGCAGATATTACAGTAGGAGCTATAAGGTCAGATGGAGCTAATATTGTTAATCTTACATCAGGTTTAGCAGGTTCTCCCTCACCCGCATATCCTGATTCAATCAATATAAAAACAGTTAGTACTAATGTTGGAAATTCCATTCTATTACAATCAGCAAATATTGTAATATCTGGCTCTACTACCATAAGTGGCTCTACTGATATAAGTGGTAATTTAACTGCATCATTACAGAATGGATATGTGTGGGTTGGTAATAGTAGTGGTAGAAATACAACTGCACCAACATCATCATTCGGTAGTACAATAAACACAGGTAGTTTTATGACAACCGGTAGTGTTGCTGGAAATGTTTTAACATTTACCAAAGGAGATTCATCTCAATTTACTTTAACAGTAGCAACAGGTAGTGGCGGAGGTTCAACTGATACCGGCTCACTTTTAGTTACTGCATCATTTGATACATCAACAAGAAATATAACATTTACAAAAGGTGATGCATCTACATTTAATATAAGTGGATTTGCAACAACTGGAAGTAATAGTGGAAATAATAGATTTATAGGGGAACAACAAATATCAAGTTCAATACAAGGTTTAACAATGTTAGGCTATGGTAATAGATTAAACTTTGGTGATACTTCACAAGCTGATAGAGCATATCTATTCTTAGCAGAGAGTGATGGTAATAATCAAGGAACTCTTTTATCATTTACAGGTCAAAACACAGGTGTTGCATTTGCAATAAATGATAGTGCAACTCCCTCAACGGGTTCTACTCCAGTCTCATTTGAAAATCAATCGCGTAGTGGTAGTATCCTATTTAACAATAGTGGTAATACAGGCACGATAAAGTTTGATAATGCTACTGGTAGTATACAATTAAAAGCAGGTAGTTCAATATCCATCTCAGGTAGTTCAACCCTAATACAAGATGTAAACTTTATACCATTCAGTGCTTCATTGAATAGTAGAATACTAGCAGTAACGGGTAGTTCAATCAACACAGGTAGTTTCGCTACAACGGGTAGTAATAACTTTAAAGGTGTAGAATCAATAGGTGATATATCAGGAACTTCCACAGGCGAAGTTTATTTATTAGGTAGGAGTGGTAGTTTGGTAATAGGAAACTCAACTGCAACACCAACTTATGCTGCACTTGCACATTTAACCTCATCACAAATAAATGGTAATACGAATTTAATATTCAAATCGAATAATAATACAGGTGATACAATCATCTCAGGTAGTAATAACATATTTACTAATCCTGCAGCAGTAACAACTGGATATACAAGATACATAGGTGGTAGTAATAACCTTTACTTAAATAGTAGCAATGGTATAAACTCACAAATAACCCAATCGGCAGCAAGTGTAAGTGGTAATAGGCCGGTAATGAATAATAACATATTCAACGGAACAGGTAACTTTGCTATTAACCAAGCCGTAAATACTGGAACACATACCTATTCACAAAATATAATTTGTGGAACGGGTACAACTACAATAAATGCATTAGGATTTACAGGCTCATTAAACCTTCAAAGTAATTTTAATAATAACGGAACGATTACAATCAATGCTGCTTCCGCATCTACTGCTGAAATAGCAAGTGGATTAAGTGGTAGTGGAACAGTTTCTATGAATAATAATGGTTCATTTGGTGGTAGTATAACAAATACCTCACCTCGTATCCTATTAACGAGTAATACACAAACTATTAGTAGTAACGTAATAGCAGGTTCTAGTATTACCATCACTAATATATCCGGTTCTGCAAACGTTAACGCGAGTAATAATATTACAAATGGTGCAATATCATATACCAATGCAAATGCCACAGGTGTTCATACATCTGTCGGTGGAGTAAGTAATTCATATGGTGCATTTACAGTCCTTGCAGTAGGTTCAGCAGTTTCAATTGCTAATGCCCTTTCATTAGGTGGACCAACAATAAATAATACTTCCATTTCAGGTTCGGCTGGTGCTGGTTTAATGAGTGCTAATAGAAATCTATTTCAAGGACAATCACACACTATAAGTGTTACTGGCTCCTTAGGCACAGCATCAAATGCTAATTTTAGTGATAATAGTATATTAGGTAGGTCTAATACTATATTCTCAAACGTAACCGGTGCAGGTGGTTATAGAGATTTGAATGGTTGTATAATAGCTGGACAAAATCTAATCGTAACTGCTTCAAACTCCTTTACATTAACAGAAGGTGGTAGTGGTCATTTCGGTAGATACAATGCAAATGATGGTATAAGAAATAAGACAGGTGAAATGGTATTCTCTGTTGGAACAGGAACATCAACGACTAGAAAGACTGGTTTCTTAATTGATTCAGGTTCTAATACATTCGTAGAAGGTACATTAAACGTAAGTGGTAGTTCAAATTTTAATGGTAATGTAAGTGTAACTGGAAGTTTATTAGTTAATGGAAGTTCAGTATCTATCAATACAGGTTCTCTTTTAGTTACTGCATCATTTAGTGGAAACACTTTAACCTTTACCAAAGGAGATGCAACTCAATTCTCTCCATTTGGTGCATTTGCAACAACTGGTTCGAATGCCTTTATTGGTAATCAAACAATAACTGGTAGTTTATTAGTATCAGGTGCAGTAAGTATACAAGGTGAAACTACATTTGTAAATAAAAACGGAACTAATACAAGTGTTATTTTAGGTCAATTCGCAATGAGTGAAATAACCGGCAGTGTTGCAAAAAGTGTTGCTATTGGTCAAGGTGCAATGAGATACGCTAGTGGCTCAGATTTAGATAGTATTGCTATAGGTTTTAATACATTAGCAGTGACAACTGGTGTTAATAACTTTGCATTAGGTGGTCAAGCATTAGCAGAGAATACATCAGGTGGTCAAAATACAGCCATTGGAACAGGTGCACTAAATAAAAATACTACTGGTATAAAAAATACTGGTATTGGTGATGGTGCTGGATTTACTAATATCTCAGGTAGTAATAATACTTACATCGGGCCATCAGCAGGTAATAATCTTTATGGAGATAATAATTTATTATTAGGTGGATATCAAGGTGTAGGAGAAATAGTAAATAATAACATTATCCTTTCAACCGGTGGTGGTAGTATCAAAGCACAATAT